CTGCGAGACCTCGATGGGCTCCATGTACCTGAGCCGCCGGATCGACCTCAAGCGGAAGACCAACGGCACTCTGATCAGCTGCTTCCTCTACGTCAACAGCCACTACTTCGAGCGCCGGGAGTGTATCAGCTTCAATGCTGACGGCTGGATCGGCTTCGCCGGCTGGGCTGACCAGGGAAACACCAACCCCATCCTGCGGGCGTTCCGAGAGTGGTGCGACTATCTGGCAGCATCCAGGGAGGGCTGAGACCATGAAGATCCTGTCCTGCGGAGCCGGGATGCAATCCACAGCTCTCGCCCTAATGAGCTGCGAGAACGCGCTCGCCCTCGCCCACGGCCACGGCACAGTCCACCCGCGCGTCCCCATCTACGACGCCGTGATCTTCTGCGACCTCGGTATGGAGCCGCCCTGGGTGATGTCTCAGGTGCACTTCATCCGACGAGCCTGCGAGAGCGCCGGGATCCACTTCAAGATCCTGGAGTCGCCCCTCTATGCTGATTTTATGAAGAACTTCGGGGAGCGCCGGACGATCAGCATCCCCTGGTGGACCATCAAGGACGACGGCCACAAGAGCAAAATGCCCAGGAACTGCACCATCGACTACAAGGTCGAGGTCATCTCCAAGTATGTCCGCTGGGAGCTCCTGGGCTACCGGAAGGGCCAGCGGCTTCGGCCGGCTGATCAGAAGGCCCACGAGATGCACATGGGCTTCTCCTTCGAGGAGCGGCGCCGGTGCAAGGAAAGTCCCAACCCGATGTTCATCAACCGCTTCCCGCTGGTGGATCTGGGCTGGACCCGCGCCGAGTCCTTCGCCTACATCAAGGACGTCTGGGGGCTGGAGACAAAGGCGTCAGCCTGCACCTTCTGCCCCTACCACAAAAACTACTTTTTCCAGCATCTGAAAGAGAACGAGCCGGCAGAGTACGCCCGACTGGTGGAAGTCGATCACCTGCTGCGAGACAAAAACCCGAAGCCGCCGATGGACTCCGATCTGTTCATATCCCGGAGCCGGAAGCGCATCGAAGAACTGACCCCGGAAGACTGCAACGACGCCGAGTGTTTTGAATACTGCGGCCGGCAGATCTGGAACGGATTTTAGAAAACAAGGAGGACACACCACAATGACCCGTTTCACGTTCTACCTCAACTACCTCGTCTGCCTGATCTGCACGCTGATCGCCTTCGAGCTCTGCTGGATCGGCGCCAAGTACGTCATCGAGGGCGAAGTGATCCACACCTACCTCGACCACTTCATCGCCGTGTGCGGCTCCTGGTATCTGGCCAGGGACACCATGAAGCTCTGGGTGAAGCTGAGGATCAAGGCCCAGAAGGCCCAACACTAAGGAGGCAGCCATGAAGAAGATCGTCCCGCTGCAGAACTACTCCAGAGAGGTGCAGATCATGGCCCACATGATCGGCCTGAACAATAAGCGCCCCTATGTCCGGCACGGCCGCCGCTACTACAAGCCCTACCGCAGCTACTTCTGCGCGGCACTGTCCGGCCCTGACTACGAAGCGCTGCGAGCGCTGGAGCGCAGAGGCCTCGTCGAGAGTGGCAGGCCCGGGAAGCAAACCGTCTATTTCTGGACGACCAGAGACGGACTGGACTGGCTGGGCCGCAAGCTCAACATCCAGATCCATGACCCGGAGAATTAACACAAGGAAGGAGATCCACATGAAAGTAAACACCGAACTGCTCCAGAAGAAGATCAAGGACAGCGGCCTGAAGATGGGCTTCATCGCTGAAAAGCTGGGCCGGTCCCGCCAGGCTCTGAGCGACAAGATCAAGGGCGAGACCGAGTTCCTGCCCAGTGAGATCCGAGTGCTCTGCGAGCTGCTGCGATTGACTGACGAGGAGCGTCGTCTAATTTTTTTAATCTAAAGGTAGAAAATTTTTCTACAAAGGAGGACAACACCATGAAGAAAAAGAGACCCCAGCCCCAGCAGGACAAGCGCTACAAGTGCTGCGAGACCTGCGGCAATATGCAGCCCATCGGAGAGGGCGACCACATCTGCGACGCCTGCTGCGGCCATGATGGCAGCCCCTGCGCTCTGATCCTGGAGGACTACACCCCGGCCGACGATTACTTCATCTGCCAGGGCGAGCGCTGGACACCACAGTGAGGAGGGCCAGCCATGGAGAACATCGACCTGACAATGCTGGCCCGCTCGGCCTACCGAGCGATCCTGAGAGATATGGAGGTAAAGAAGAATGAAAAGACGCAGACGTCGCCGGACATGGCCGGCCAACCTGCTCAGCCTGCTGCTGGGCGTCCTGATCGGCTCACTGGCTGGTCTGGCTCACTGGCATAGTGTAACCGCACCTCTGGACGTTGTGGCCACGGTGACGCCGGTGGAGCCCCCTCCCGTGGTCTCCTACGAACTCCAGGAGCTCACCAAAGAGCCGGAGCCCTACAACGACCCAGGGATCCCGGACGAGGTGGAGGAAGCCGCCAGGGCCGCCGGCGAGATCTACGGCATATCTCCGGAGCTGTTGGAGGCCATCGCCTGGCACGAGAGCCGCTTCCAGACTGACGCCGTGAATGGCGACTGCACCGGTCTGATGCAGGTCTCCCTCTACTGGCACGCCGACCGCATGGAGCGGCTGGGCGTTACCGAGGCCGAGATGTGGGAAGCCGGTCCGAACATGATGGTCGCCGCTGACTTCCTGGCCGAACTGTTCCGGATCTATGACAACGATCTGGGCGCGGTCCTGATGTACTACAACGGCGACGGACGCCTGGACGGCTATCTGGCCGGAGGCGAGCTGAGCTGGTACGCGGCGAGTGTCATGGACATGGCCGAGCTGCTGGCAGATCATGAAGTGGAGGAGGTGGTGCTTATGGCTGCACAAAAAGAATGAGGCCCCGAGGACAAAGCCCCGGAGCCCCAGAAGAACACACCCCAATTATATCACAGCTAAGGAGGATTTCAACGCATGAAGATCAAAGTCGAATTTGAAAGTCTGGACGAGTTCAAGGAGTACATGGGCATCGTATCCCCTTCCCTCGCCGCAGCACCCGCTCAGGCAGAGCCTGAGACCACCGCAGAGCCTGAGCTCGCCCAGGGAGACCCCCAGGAGGCGGCCCAGAACGCCCAGGAGGACGCCGAAGCTCCTCAGCCTAAGAATGACACCACCAAGACCCAGGAAGCCGCTCCTGCGGAAAATGAGGCCGCTCCTGACCCCGATCCGGAGCCTGAGCAGCCCGCAAAGGTGACGGAAGACTTCCGCATCGTTGTCCGCAAGCAGCTCGCCGCTCTCAATAAGAAATGCGGCTACAACCGCGCCGCCGAACTGATCAAAGAGCTGACCGGCAAGAACAAGCTCACCGAAGTGAACCTCGCCGATCTGCCGAAGGTCATGGACCACGCAAAGGAGGAAACCAATGCCGACTAAACACGCCCGCTGCTCTGCATCGGCCGCGCATCGCTGGATCAACTGCCCCGGATCCGTCGCACTGTCTGACCAGTGTCCGGATCCCGGCACCAGCAGCTACGCCGACGAGGGCACCCTGGCCCACAGCCTGGCCGAGCTGAAGCTCAGGCACGCGCTGAAGGAGCTGACCACGGGCCAGTACAAGAAACAGCTGGCAAAGATCCAGCAGAGTGACTACTACAACGCCGAGATGGACGAGGCCACCGACTTCTATGTGGACGCTGTCCTGGAGGAGTTCGCCGCTGCCGACGAAGGCGCCGAGCTGATGATCGAGCAGCAGCTCAGCCTGGAGCAGTGGATCCCGGAGGGCTTCGGCACCTCTGACGTGGTCATCGTCAGCAACACCCAGATCCAGGTCATCGACCTGAAGTATGGCAAAGGCATCAAGGTCGAGGCCAAGAACAACCCCCAGCTCCGCCTCTACGGTCTGGGCGCCGCCGTCCTGTTTGGCAGCGTCTACGACTTCGACACCGTGAAGACCACAGTCATCCAGCCCCGCCTCGATCACGTCGACAGCGAGGTCGTGATCCTGAAGGAACTGCTGCTCTGGGGCGAGGAGGAAGTCGCGCCCCGCGCCATCATGGCCATGGAGGGCACCGACTACATGGCAGCCGGCGACTGGTGCCGCTTCTGCCCTGCCAAGACCCGCTGCCGCAAGCGTGCCGAGTTCAACCTGGAGCTGGCCCGCATGGAGTTCCAGAAGCCTCCGCTGCTCTCTGACGAGGAGATTGGCGAGGTGCTGGCCAAGGCCGACCACCTTCAGAAGTGGGCCGAGGAGGTCAACCAGTACGCACTGGAGCAGGCTCTGGCCGGCAAGCACTTCGAGGGCTGGAAGCTGGTCGAGGGCCGCAGCATCCGCAAGTACGCAGACGAGACCAAGGTGGCCAGCACGCTGATGGCTGCCGGCTTCGACGAGGCGATGCTCTACCAGCGCAAGCTCAACGGCATCACCGAGATGGAGAAACTCGTCGGCAAGAAGAAGCTGGCCGCCACCCTGGGCGACCTGCTGATCAAACCCGCAGGCAAGCCGGTCCTCGTGCCGGAGTCTGATAAACGCGAAGCCATCAACACGACAGAAGCGGCGAAGGCCGACTTCACAAACACCGACGACGAGATCGCGTCGTTCTAAAATCAAGGAGGAAAATAAAAATGTCTAACACCAAAATCATCACCGGAAAAGTTCGCTTCAGCTATGTGAACATCTTCAAGAGCCGCGCCTTCCAGGCCGGTCAGGACGCCAAGTACAGCATCTGCCTGCTGATCCCCAAGGAGGACAAGGCCACCATCAAGAAGATCCGCGCAGCCATCGACGCGGCCGTCCAGGACGGCATCGCCTCCAAGTGGGGCGGCAAGAAGCCCGGCAACCTGAAGCTGCCCCTGCGCGACGGCGACGCCGAGCGCGCTGACGAGGCTCCTGAGTACGAGGGTATGTACTTCCTCAACTGCAACAGCAACCAGAAGCCCGGCATCGTGGACAAGGATCTGAACGAGATCCTGGACCCCGACGAGGTCTACTCCGGCTGCTGGGGCCGCGCCTCCATCAACTTCTTCCCCTTCAACACCAACGGCAACAAGGGCGTCGGCGTCGGCCTGAACAACATCCAGAAGCTGAAGGACGACGAGCCCCTGGGCGCTGCTCGTGCCTCTGCCGAGTCTGACTTCGGCGACGGCTTCGAGGACGACGAGGACTTCTAAGGAGGGACGACGATGCACAGAGTTATGGGCGTAGATATAGAAACCTATAGCTCCGTGGATCTGACCGACGCGGGCGTCTACGCCTACACGGAGGCGCCCGACTTCGACATCCTGCTGATCTCGTACATCTTCGACGACTGGGGCGAGGATGACGTCCGGACCATCGACTGCTTCGACGCGGATCCGGACATGATGGCCGAGTTCGTCGAGGCCCTCACCGATCCCCAGATCGTCAAGACTGCCTTCAATGCGAACTTCGAGCGCACCTGTTTGGCCAAGTGGCTGAACAAGCCCATGCCTCCCGAGGAGTGGCGCTGCACCATGGTCAAGGCGCTGACGCTGGGCCTGCCGGGCAACCTGGCAGGCGCCGGCGAGGCGCTGGGCCTACCAGCTGAGAAGCTAAAGGACCCCCAGGGCAAGGCGCTGATCCAGTTCTTCTCCAAGCCGTGCAAGCCTACCCGGGTAAACGGCCAGAGGACGCGCAACCTCCCGGAGCATGACCCGGCCAAGTGGCAGCTCTACAAGAACTACAACAGGCAGGACGTCGTGACCGAGCAGGAGATCCTCCGGAAGCTATCTATCTACAAAACCCCAGAGGACGAGCAGGCGCTCTGGTCTCTGGACCAACACATGAACGACAACGGCGTGAAGCTCGACATCCCCATGGTCGAGAAGATCGTCGCCTACGATAACCAGCGCCGGCAGGAGCTCCAGGAAGAAGCCCAGGAGCTCACCGGCCTGAAAAACCCGAACAGCCTGGCCCAGCTGAAGCGCTGGCTCGCAGAGCAGGGCGTGGAGATGGCCAGCGTCACTAAGGACACCATCGCCGAAGCGCTAAAGCGGCCAGACCTTCCGGAGAACGTCCGGAGAGTGCTGGAGATCCGCACCGCCCTCGGCAAGACCAGCGTGGCCAAGTACAGCACGATGCTGGTGGCACACTGCCAGGATCAACGGCTGAGAGGCATCCTTCAGTTCTACGGGGCCAACCGCTCCGGCCGCTGGGCCGGGCGCCTGGTGCAGACGCACAACCTGGCCAAGAACACGCTGCCGGATCTGGCGCTGGCCCGCGAGCTGGCGGCCGAGGGAGACTTCGAGACCATGGGTACTCTGTTCGGCGAGACGGCCTTCGTCTTCTCCGAGCTGATCCGGACGGCCTTCATCCCCTCCGACGGGCGCCGCTTCGTCGTCTCCGACTTCTCCGCCATCGAGGCCCGTGTCCTGGCGTGGATCGCCGGCGAGGAGTGGGTCCTGGACGCCTTCCGCAGTGGCAAGGACATCTACTGCGAGACCGCCTCCATGATGTACCACGTCCCGGTCGAGAAGCACGGCGCCAACAGCCACCTCCGCCAGAAGGGCAAGGTGGCCGTGCTGGCCTGCGGCTACCAGGGCGGCGTCGGCGCCATGAAGCGCATGGACCGCAGCGGCAGCATCCCGGAGGACGAGCTCCAGAGCGTCGTGGATCAGTGGCGCCAGGCCAACCCCAGAGTCGTGAAGCTCTGGAGGGACGTCGAGCTGGCCGTGAGGACCGCCATCGAGGAGCACCGCACCGTGAGGCGCGGGATCCGTGTCCAGGTCAGCCCCGAGGAGCTCGCAGCCCGTGAAGCCATGGCCGGCGGCCCGGTTAGGCCGTACAGTGTCCGGGAGGGCGTGGGCATCTCCTTCGGCTACATCAACGGCAACCTGTTCATCAAGCTGCCCAGCGGCCGGAAGCTCTGCTACTGGGACGCCAAGCTGAAACTCGACCCCCGCGACGGCCGCGAGCACATCGTCTACATGGGCGTGAACCAGGAGACGAAGCAGTGGGGCGAGACCGAAACCTACGGCGGCAAGCTGGTCGAGAACATCGTCCAGGCCACCGCCAGAGACTGCCTGGCCATCTCTATGCAGAGGGTCGCAGCTCTGGGCTACAACATC